GTGAAGCAGTGCATTGGAAAATACAACCAGGTGTACTGATATTTTCTCCTGCTTATATGGCACATCAATACATCGTACAAAAAGGAGATCCATTTCGTTTTATACACTTTAACATACAAGCTATACCTAGAATAGAAGGAGTAACTACCAATGGCTAAAAAGAAAGAAACTACGACTGGAAATTTTTTCCAAGATAATAATTATGCAGTTATACAAAGTGCTATTTCTCCTGAGCTAGCTTCTTTTGTTTATGCTTATTTTCAAAATAAAAGAGCGGTTGCTCAGGTATTACAAGAATCAAAGTTTTTATCTCCTTTTGATGACACTTGGGGTACTTGGAAAGACGCTCAAATTCCTAACACCTATTCTCATTATGCAGACGTAGCTATGGAAACTTTAATGGTTCGTGTTATGCCTATTATGAAAAAAATTACAGGTTTGAATTTAATACCTTGCTATACTTATGCAAGAATCTATAAATACGGAGATGAATTGCATCGTCATAAAGATAGACCTTCTTGTGAAATTTCCACTACTTTAAATTTAGGTGGTGATGCATGGCCTATTAAATTAGAACCTTCTGGTGAAGAAGGAAAAGAAGGTGTTACTGTAGATTTAAAACCAGGTGATATGTTAGTTTACAGAGGGGTTTTACTAGAACATTGGAGAGAAACTTTTCAAGGATATGATTGTGGGCAAGTGTTTATGCATTACAACGATCAAGATGGACCTTTTGGTACTTCTAATTTAAATGATACAAGACCTATGTTAGGATTACCTGGATGGTACAAAAAGAATTGAAATGATTAAACCAGAAGAATTAAAAGATAAGAATTTTAAAATATTCTTAGGAATGCCTATGTATGGTGGAATGTTAACCGAGAGTACTTGTCATGGATTATTAAATCTACAACAGTGGTGTATGGCTCGTGGAGTAGGAATGAGAGTTCAATCTATGGGAAATGAAAGTCTTATCACAAGAGCTCGTAATACTCTTGTGTCTATGATGATGGATCAAACGGATTATGTAGCAACACATTTATTATTTATTGATGCAGATATTGGTTTCTCTGCTCAAAACATAGAAAGACTTCTCTGTGCTGATAAAGACGTTGTTTGTGGTATCTACCCTAGAAAGCATATGCATATGGAAAAAATATCTCAGATACTTAAAGATAATCCCGATGCAACACCTGACGAGATAGAAGCAAAATGCTTAGGCTATAATTTGAATTTTGATGATACACAGAATATAAAATTTGATAATGGTTTTTGTAAGGTATCAGAAGCTGCAACAGGAATGATGTTAGTTAAAAGGGAAGTATTTAGAACAATGTTTAAAAAGTTTCCTGAAAGAAAATATGTTTCCGATCAAATTATTAATGGTAGATCTTTTAGTTCAGATAATTGTTATGATTTATTTGCTGTTGGCCCTTACGAAACAAATGGTAAAAAAAGATATCTATCAGAGGATTATTATTTTTCAAGACTATGGCAAGAATGTGGTGGAGACATATGGGCTGACTGCACAATGCCATTAACTCACTTTGGTAATAAAGCTTTTAAAGGACATGTTGCCTCTTTATTTGCTAAAAAAGAAAATGAAAAATCAAGCTGAGCTAGTTAAGAGCTTTTTATCTAAAGAAGAATGTAACGAACTAATAAGTTATTTTGAAAATAACCCTGATCAAACAGAAGTATATTTAAATCAGTCTATAATATTACCTGGACCAGACATACAATTAAAAAACAAAGTAATAGACTTTGTAATCCAGGCTTACAATGTAAGTTTTAATTATTTGCAAATAGTAAAATGGCCAGATGGCACTTTTATGAGTAATCATTACGATGGCACTGTAGTTACAGATAATGACCACACATGTATTTGTTATTTAAATTCAGATTACACAGGGGGTAGAACTTTTATTAAGGATCATCACATAGATTCAGAAATGGGAGACCTTCTATTTTTCAACAGTAAAAACCTAATGCATGGGGTGGAAAAAGTAAAAGGAACAAGATACACAATGATATCTTGGTACAAACAACTGTAATGTTGCTCTTTATTTGCTGAAAAAACATAGTATAGTGGCTGAATGCCATTAACCAATTTTAGACCAGCACCAGGCATCAATAAAGAAGTAACCGACTACACAGGCGAAGGCAAATGGGTAGATTCGGATAATGTACGCTTTTTTCAAGGATTGCCACAGAAAATAAAAGGATGGGAGAAGTTCGTCTCCACGACTATTGTAGGTGTGGTCAGAGATCAACATGCTTGGGTATCTTTAGATGGCACACGCTATGATGCTTTCGGTACAGATCGAAAGCTTTATGTTTATTCAGAAGGTCTAGTTACAGATATTACACCTATTAGAGCAACAGAATCTCTTACTGATCCTTTTACAACCAATGGAACTGCTACAGTTTTAGTAACTGATGCAAGTCATGGAGCGACAGAGGGAGATTTTGTTACCTTTGATTCTTTTTCTACGATTGATGGTTTAGATATGAACCAAGAATTTGAGATTACAGAAGTAGTTAATACTTCTGCTTATACAGTTACTCACACTTCCACTGCTTCAGGTTCAACTGCTGGGGGTGGTGGAACAGGTAATGCAGCTTATCAAATACAAATTGGTCCTGAGTTTTCTGTACCAGCTTATGGTTGGGGAACAGATGGTTGGAGTTTAGGTGGATGGGGAAGTCCTTCATCTTCTTCTAATGTAACCTTAGAAGCTCGTCAGTGGTCCCTGGACAATTATGGAGAGGACTTGATTGCAACAGTTTTAAATGGTGGCACTTATATTTGGGACACTTCTTCAGGTGTATCCACAAGAGCAACGGCGGTAGCAAATGCTCCTACTACTTCAAGATTAAGTTTAGTTTCTACTCCTGATAGACATTTAATTTTATTAGGTACTCAAACAGAAATTGCTAATACTGCTTCACAAGACGATTTATTTTTACGATTCTCTGACCAAGAGAACATTAATGACTACGCACCGACAGCGATTAATACCGCTGGTTCACTGAGAATTACTGACGGATCACGGATCATTGCCGCCGAACGATCTCGTGGTCAAATATTAGTTTGGACAGATACTTCATTACAGTCACTGCAATACATTGGTCCTCCTTTTACTTTTGGTTTACGACAGCTTGGTCAGAACTGTGGTATTATTGGTCAACACGGTGCAATTGATTTAAACGGTGTTTCTTATTGGATGTCACAAGATTCTTTTTATTTATTTGATGGTTCGGTGAAAAAACTTCCTTGCACTGTAGAGCAGTTTGTCTTTAGTAATCTAAATCAAACAGCTTCGGAAAATACTTTTACAGGACACAATGGTGAGTTTAATGAGGTTTTATGGTTCTATGCTAGAACAGGCTCCGATCAAATCAATGCAGTGGTAGCTTACAATTACTTAGAAGGTACTTGGTGGACAGGAACTTTAAGAAGAACGTCTTGGATTGATAGAGAAGTATTTAATAACCCAATTGCTACTTATTATGATGCTACAACTACTGCAAACAATGAAACTATTTTAGGTTTAACCAATGGAGCATCAACAGTTTACCTGCAAGAACAAGGAAACGATGCAGATGGACAAGCCATGACTGCTTATCTTAAATCAGGTGATGTACAAATTGCTCAAGGTGATGAGTTTGCTTTTGTATCTAGACTTATCCCTGACGTACAAAATCAAAGTGGTGTGTTAAATTTAGATTTTGAATTTATGAGATATCCGAATGATACAGCGCCTGTATCGAAATCAACAAGCTTTACCTCTACTACTAACAAAGTAGATTTACGAGGAAGAGGCAGAGCCTTTACAGCAAACTTAGTTTCTAATACAACAGGAACTGCATGGAGATTAGGTACACTTCGTTTTGAAGTACAGCCCGATGGTAGAAGATAATATTTTATTAAATAAAGAATTTATTTACAAATCAAATATTAACAAAGACATTTGTAAAGATGCTGTTAATTTTATATCTCAAATAAAAAATACTTTTTCAGAAAGAAGTTGGGACTGTGGGATAATCACATCTTTAAATACTACGAATAACTTACTTAATGTAGAAAATTTACACACATTAAAGATGCACATACTAAACCATATTCATCAATACATGTACCAGCGTAAAGAATTTTTTGATGGTTATATTGATAGCTCTTGGGTTAATATCTATAAAAAAACTTTTTATCAAGAATACCACGACCATGTTAATGATGTAGCTAAATATATAAGTGGAGTAATGTATTTAACTGAAAATAATTCAGATATATCTTTTTCTTTAAAATCAAGTGAAAGATTTAAACATACTCCTCAATTTTCTGAAATATTAATATTTGAAGATTATATTCCTCACAGGGTTCATCCTAATGAAAATGAAGAATTAAGAATTAGTTTAGCTTTTAATTATAAAAAAATGGATAAATGGAAAGGAATAGATTTTGTTGCTTGATGTATTAAAAGATATTTCAATTAATATTACCGAGGATCAAGTTTTAGAAAGATTACTAGACAGATATCGGTGGCCTTACGAATATCCTTGGGGACAACCTAGCGTAGAGGTAATTACGGAAGATGGTAATAAACATCAAGAAATATTTTTAGAAGATAAGTATTTAGATTCTAAAAAATGTATTAATTACTATCAGCAAGGATATACCTTAATTTTATCTAATATAGGCGCATTTAACAAAGAAACTTTACTTGTAGCTAACATTCTAGAAATGACCTTTAAGAAACCAATTAATTGTAATTTTTACTTTGGGAAAGGAACAAAATCTATATCCTTCCCTAGCCACAATCATAATTATGCTGTTATTGTTAAAAATATATATGGAAAATCTAAGTGGATTATAGATGAAAAAGAAGTTTTTATTGAAAATCAAGATTGCATTTGGTTTGATAAATTTGTAGATCATCAAGTAGTAGAAATAAATAATGCAAAATTATCTATGACGTGTAATATAGAATAATGGCCAAAATAACTTTAAATAGATTTCCTGATCCAGGACAAGAGTATCAGCCTCGTAACTTCTTTGAACTTATTCGTATCTTGGAATCTTTAATACAACAATTAAACTCTACTTACCCTGTGGATTCAGAGAATAAGTCAGAGGCAGAAGCATGGTACTTTAGTAGATAATGAGCTGTAATAACGTCAATATTGAAGATTTTCAACTAGGTGTTTCTAGTGGAGATTTATCTCCTAGTTACAAACAAATTTTCAAGTTTGGTCAAAACGCAAATGTTGGAAATAGTATT